GTTTAAGCCGTCTCACAAAATGGATATTGACATACCGGCAGGCTCTCTTTACAGTATTGATGACCGGCAGCCGCCGTTTGTGTATGATGACAATAATAACCGTCCATGGTTTTACCTGGGGTTCGATGTGGGTGCTCATTGCTTTACTGCGTGGGTATGGGGAAAAGACAAAAAGAAGATTGTGCTCGAATTTTACCGCCAGATGGTACGCAATTATCATGAGTGGGGGCTTAACCTGCCGATAGAGTTGGAGTGTGAATCAGCGCTTAACAGCTCTTACCGCAATACGCTACTCAGAGAGGGCAACATGTTTGATTATGTGCGTATTGAGGCAAACAATGCACGTGGCAAGTATATTGAGCGTGTTTTCGGGGAGCTGCGCTATGGCGATGAAAAGAAAATACCGGGGTGGCGTTCACGTCCGCATGCCAAAAAAGAGTCCAATCAGGCGGGACCGGAAAAGTGCCCGATACTTCCTTACGATACTATTGTTACAAGCTGCCTTCAGGATATACAGAACTGGAATAACTCGCCCCATCCAAAACATCCGGAGAAAACACGGTGGGAAATATTTTGCGAAAAGCAAAGCCCCAAAACGCGCCCGATCAATTGGCGCGGCATTATTCCATATTTGGGCTATAGAACGGAAACAAGCTGCAATGCAGGCATTGTGAAATTGCAGGGCAATACGTGGTTACTTGCCGACAGGGGCGAGTATGTTTTTGGCGAAACGCTTATCAATTTGATGAAACAGGCGGAGGGCGAAAAATTAGAGGTGTACTGGCTTGATGATAACGACGGGCAGGTAATAAAGGCGTTTGCCTATATTGGCGACACCTTTATTTGCGAGCTTCTGCCGCAACCGGTATATAAACGCAGCCAGGCCGATCAGACGGAAGATGATATGGCAAAACGCGAAATCATGAGCAAATATGTATCCACTATTGATGCTTACGGCAAAAGGCACAGGCGCGGGATTGAGCGTGTGGAAGTTATCAGCTATGCCCGCCCGATGCTTAACAACAAGTTTCAAATCAGGGGACTGTACCAAAACCGCACCGGTGTAAAGCCGACAGGGACAGAACAGGGTTACGCAGTAGAGATACTGCCCGATGCCGACGAGTTGGAACACGAATTAATCGGCATTTCAACACCGGTAAAACAGGGTTTATATGAAAGATTTTAATAACAGATAAAAACAAAAACAAAAACAGATGAATTTAACTAACGAATTTAAAAGAGAAGTATTGACGGAGTTAATCAACGCCCGTCAAAACTTTGACGGTTCCGATGCCGTATTTGCTCGTCAGTATGGCATGAGCGCCAGTATTTTTTCACGTATCAAAGCCGGCGAAACCGACAGGATACTTGCGGAGGCGCAATGGTTGCAAATTGGGCGCATGCTGGGCGTTACGCTTAACAGGCGCAAGTGGAACGTTGCCCGTACAGATGTGTTCAACATGATAGAGGAGGAGGTGATGTTTTGCAAGAGCCATGCCAAAGCCCGCATGTTTGTGGATGCCTGCGGTATTGGCAAAACATTCACGGCTCGTTATTTGAGCAAAACTGTGAAAAACTGTTTTTATGTAGATGCCTCACAGGCGCGTACAAAAATGGAGTTTATCAAGTTGCTTGCCCGCACAATCGGCGTTCCCGACAGCGGCTACTATGTTGCCATTTTGGAAAATGTAAAGTATTATTTGCACGTGATCCCGCAACCGGTGATTATCATTGACGAAGCCGGCGATTTGGATTATGGCGCTTTTTTGGAATTGAAAGGCTTGTGGAATGCCACCGAAAACGTATGCGGCTGGTACCTTATGGGCGCTGAAGGCTTTAGGGCAAAGGTAGAAAGAGGCATCAAGCGGCAAAGGGTAGGTTTTAAAGAGATATTCAGCCGTTTTTCTGAAAGTTACTCTTTTGCCGTACCGTTCGACAAGATAGAACAAACGGCATTTTACAAAAAACTGATTATGGAGGTATTGAGCGTAAATGCCGAAAACAGGCAGGATATTCCGGCAATCGTAAGCAAGTGTCTTGTTCGCGTGGATGGCAATATCAGCGGTTTAAGACGTGCGGAATCATTACTCATACTTAATTCTATGGCGGTATGAAAAAGCTGAAGGCAGAAGGCAGAAAGCAGAAGGCAGCGGACAAGGAGCGCCTGCCCCGTGCGCGTACCATTGGCAACCTGTATGCTAAAAAATTCAGGGTTATGGAGCTGGACGGAATATGGCGCGATGTGTTTGGCGATATTGAGCAGAGCGGCTGCTGGCTGATATTTGGCAGAGAAAAGAACGGAAAAAGCAGGCTTTCCGCCTTGATGGCAAAAGACCTGTGCAAAAAATACAGGGTATTATTTATATCGGCAGAGGAGGGCGAAAGTAAGAATTTCAGCGATATTTGCAAGTGGGCAGGTCTTACACCGAGCGACCGTAAATTTAAGATATTGGATTATATAAAACTTGAGGAGTTGAAACAGCGGCTGGGTGCTCAAAAGGCACCAAATATTGTTTTTATTGACAATGTTACCTTCTACCACGAGGAGTTGAAAAACGGAGGCGTGCGGGAGTTGTTAAAAGAGTTTAAAAGAACTGTTTTTGTTTTTATCGCTCATGAACAGAGCGGCGAGCCTTATACTTCGACCGCTAAAATGGTAAGTAAACTTGCAACGGCAATTATGCACGTGCGGGGTTTACGGTGCCATATTAGCGGTCGTGTACCGGGCGGCGTCATTGATATTGATGCGGTAAAGGCGAGACTTTATCATGGGAATTAAAAATTAACAATTAAGAGAATGCCAATAAAGCCCGAAAATAGAAAAAGGTACCCAAAAAATTGGGATGATATATCGAAGGAGATAAGGACTGGTCGCGCGGGGAACAAGTGTGAGGCGTGCGGTATTAGAAATTACTCAATCATTAAGCGGCTAAAACATGGAAAATGGCGGAGTTTATCACAACAGGAGTGGGATATGGTACACTCCCGAATCAGAAATTGGCATACATCTATGGCTGAATCTCTGAAATATTACGGCTTCACAAAAATCGTACTAACAGTCGGGCATTTGGATCACACACCCGAAAATAACAATCCTGAAAACCTTAAGGCCATGTGTCAGTATTGCCACAACAAATACGATATGAAACAAAGAATACTGAATAGAAACAAGAAATACATCAACAAAAACCAAATCGAATTATTTTAAAAAAGTTGAATAGTATGAAAACGATTAAAGAAATGGCAAAAGAGTACGCCGAAGAAAGTTGGATTGCAACGGAAGGAGATAAAAAAGCAATAGCTCTGATTTTTACAGAATGCGCAGAGATTATACAAAAATGGATCAGTGTTGAGGATGAACTGCCGCCGCCCGAAACAGCGGTAATTGTAAAGTACGACGAGTCAGAGGAGGGCGAGCCTCCCTATTTTGGTGATTGTGCGTATGCAATTGCCGAAGTATCGTCGGTGACAGGTGAGTGGAGGACGGATTTTCCGATTAGTCATTGGCGGTTGGTTGAATTTAAGAATTAAGAATTAAAAATTAAGAGATTATGAGCCCAAAGAAAAAAGAGGAAATCTACATTGTAAAATTTATGAGTACAGGAGTTGCCGAAGCTCCATATAGCAAATACTCCAAACAGTACAACAAATTTGCAATCATTAAGAATTATGATGACAGTAGAAACATTGACGCTATAATTGAAGAATTTAGACGGCAGGAAGAGGCGGGAATGCAAAAAGTAAATAGTTGCAGGGTTGTTACAAAAGTAGTATCAACGGAAAGAATATTGGTTGCACAAATTTTAATGTCAAAAAAATAGAATAATGAGAAAAATTGAAGCAGTAATAGAAAATTGTAATGACTGCAGGTATTACAAGAAATACAACAGACCAAACTCTGAATACGAGCTTGCTTATATCTGTATTTTGAAACCTCAATTGTTGTTTATTACAAGCAGTAAGGATACTCACATTCAAGATTTTTCACCCAATTGTCCACTGGAAGATTATATAGAAAAATAGCAGTTATGAAAGCAGTTACTCACAATCCCCGCACTGTGCAACAGAACCGCCACCTGTATTGGCTGTTTGGACAGCTTGGTATTAAGGATAAAGACGCCATTGCCGAAATCGTGTGGGAGCATACGAACCACCGTACACATCACACGGGCGAGTTGCAGTTTATTGAGGCTATGGAGTTGATTAGGAGCCTTGAAAGTTTGTGCAAAAAGCCGCGCCAAACCGCATCTGAAAGAATAGACAGAAGGCCGGAAAATACACCGGAGCGGGCGGAACTTGACCGTAAACGGAAGGGACTTATTAAGGCGATATTCCGATGGTTTGAGTTGCGGGGTGTGAATACAACCATGCAATATGTGAAGGCGGTTGCCTGTCGTGCTGCCGGTGTGGACAATTTTAACGATATATCGCCGGAGGCGCTGACAAGGCTGTATGCGGAGTTTTGCCGAAAACAGAAAGCGGTAGAGGCTATGCAGCCGGATGATTTTGAGTTTTGTATGAATTAGTTAGCTATGAAAGATACTTTTAACAGACAATGGATTATTGATAACAGCCTTGAAATTATCGAACGATACGAAAAGGGGGTGTTAACGCTACGTGCGCTTCATTATCAGCTTGTAAGTATTGGAATGGCAAACACCATTACGCATTACAAGCGTGTTGTTTCTGCAATGATACAAGCGCGGTGGGATGGCTCAGTTGATTTTGATACTTTTAGCGACCACGACCGTGAAATGATTGGCAACACAGATTATAAAGAAACTATCCTGCAAGATGAAATTGCAGAAGGGAAAAAGCAAATAGGGCTTTGGATGCGAAACTATACAAAGAACCGCTGGGAAAATCAGCCTTACTATCCCGAAGTTTTTATTGAAAAGAAAGCACTGCAGGGTGTCTTTCAGTCTGTTTGCCACAGGAAAGATGTTGCCCTTGGAGCCTGCAAGGGATACCCTTCCTTGACTTTTTTAAATGAAGCGACACAACGTTTTATTGCCGCAGAACAGGGTGGTAAAGTACCGGTAATACTTTACTTTGGAGACTACGATCCGAGCGGAGAGGACATTCCACGCGCCATACGGGAAAATATTATCCGCTTGGGGTGCGAAAGTATTGAAGTGCGCCGCATTGCCTTACTGCACGAACAGGTTGTGGTGTGGAATTTACCACATGCACCCGCTAAAGAGGGTGATAGCCGTACCGCCAAGTGGAACGGACTCGGACAGGTAGAGTTGGATGCCGTTAAGCCGGAAAAACTGCAACAAATGTGTGAAGATGCTATTGAAAGTGTTTTTGACAGAAGTTTATACAATGAATTGAATGAGATAGAAAGCAGCGAGAAAGAGGTTTATATTCAAGAGTTGCGGGAATTTGTAAGTAATATTTAGTTATGGAAAAGAGATAAAGTATTAACCAATAAAAATTAAAGTCATGGATATTGAAAATTTAACACAGGAACAGTTAGCCGAATTAGAGGCTAAGATTGAGGCGCGCAGGACGGCTGCCGCCCAAAAAGTACAGGAAGACCGTAGCGCCTATAAAAAGCTGGTAAGCGAGGTTGTCAACGAGTTGTGGGCAAAGTTGGAAAATGTGAGCGGCGTAATGGTAACAACTAAAAACCTTGTTTTTAGCAGTTTTGAGAAAGCGCTGGAACTCAAAAAAGAGGCGTACAGTATCAAGGACGATCAGCAAAGCCACACATTTACTACGGAAGATGGCAAACGCTCCATCACCATAGGACACCGTGTTGTTGACCGGTACGATGAAACCGTAACCGCCGGCATCGGCAAGGTAAAAGAGTATGTGAAAAGCCTTGCCAAAGACGATGACAGCGCGGCGCTCGTGGAGACTATTCTAAACCTTCTAAAGCCCAACAAGGACGGTGTTCTGAAAGCCAGTCGCGTGCTGGAGCTTGAAAAACTTGCCAACAGGGTAAACAATGACGAATTTACGGACGGTTTGCGTATTATCAAAGAGGCGTACAAGCCTATGAAAACCTGCCAATTTGTGACAGTAAAATACAAGGATGAGAACGGCGTGGAGAAAACGTTGCCGCTTTCGATGAGCGCGATAGACTAATTAACAATTAAGAATTAACAATTAAAAATTAAGAGATTAACGCCGTGCCGGTTTAAAAGGCGAAAGTGTACCGGCAGTTATCGGAGGTTTCCCGTACAAAATTAAATGTTGGAGGCGATGAAAGTCGAGTGGGTTCGATTCCCGCTACGGGAGCAAAAACTTTAAATTATGAAAATATTAAAAACATACAAATTAAGGGGAATAGGATTTGATCCATTTGAAATTAAAATAGATAGGTTTCATGGGTATTACATAAGGCTATTGACATTTTCTACAACCTATAAAAAAAGTGGATACATAATCCAAAGAGCCAGTGAAAATTCTTTCTTTTACATAGGAATACACCACAGGGAAAATGGCGGATTATTGTTTGTTATGAGGCTTCTTTTTGGATTTTTGATTCGGTTTTATATTAACCCTCAAAAATTTATTGGTTGCAAAGAGTGTAAGACAAAAGTAGAAAAAGATGAATGGAATGAGGAAAGATTTTGGTGTCCAGGTTGTAAAAAATTTATAGGTATAGATGAAACTGAAACAGTAACGTCAAAAAAAATATAACAATGAAAGTCTATCTCGCCGGCGGGGTAACAGGTTTAAGGATGCAGGATGTTTTTGTGAAGTTCAACAGTGTTGAATTTCAACTGAAACGCAAGGGGCATACTGTTGTCAATCCGTTGCGGTTGGTTTCGCAGAAGTGGAGTTGGGAGAAGTGTATGCGGGCGTGCATCCGCGAGCTGGCGGAATGCGACGCCATATATCTTCTGCCGGACTGGGCAGAAAGCAGAGGGGCGAAGTTGGAGTATCA